AAAGATTGCGTAGTATTCTGTTCACCAGATTACGGTATGGTTGTTAATAACAAGGGTAGTGAAGCAAGCGCAATCGTCACAATGAGAAACGCAATGCCTTCATCCTCTTATGGATTTATGGATAGCGGATACAAGCTTCAGTATGACAAATACAATAATGTCTATCGATGGATTCCTCTAAATGGTGACATCGCAGGTCTTGCTACTCAAACTGATGCTACCAATGACCCATGGTGGTCATTTGCAGGTTTCAATCGTGGTAACATCAAGAATGTAACTAAGCTTGCTTGGAATCCTAAGCAAGGTGATCGTGATACACTATATGCTGCAGACGTCAACTCTGTAGCAACCTTCCCAGGTCTTGGTACAGTGTTGTTTGGAGATCATACTCTTCTTGACAAGCCATCTGCATTCAACAGAATCAATGTTCGTCGTCTATTCATTGTTCTTGAAAAGGCAATCGCTACAGCAGCGAAGTTTACCCTATTCGAGTTCAACGATGACTTCACTCGTAGTCAATTCCGAGCTATGATCAAGCCATTCTTAGCAGATGTTAAGTCTCGACGCGGTTTGACAGATTTCTTGGTTGTTTGTGATGCAACAAACAACACCCCACAAGTAGTTGTCAGCAACCAGTTCAAGGCAGCGATCTATATCAAGCCAAACTACTCGATCAATTGGGTTATTCTTGACTTTGTTGCCGTTCCTCCAACTCTTCAATTTTCTGAAGTCATTGGAAACTACGGCGGATAATCGTCATAAATAACTATATCAAATAGGAGTGTTATAATAATGGCTTTTAATGTCAATGATTTTAAATCAAATGGTCTAGTAGATCAAGGTGCTCGACCAGCACTCTTTGGTGTCCGTATTCCAGCGTTACCAGTAGATACTGATGACACTGCTATCCAACAACTAGAATTCATGGTAACAGCAGCTTCACTTCCTCCTTTCATGGTGGATCCAATTGAAGTTCCTTATTTTGGTCGTAGGATCAAGGTTCCTGGGGAGCGTACTTTCCAAAATTGGCAAGTTACGGTCTATAATGACGAAGATTTCTCCCTTAGAAACATGTTCGAATCTTGGTCCAACAAAATGAACTCGCTTGTATCTAATCGATACATCAGTTCACAGAATGATCTTCAAGACTACAAAGTAAACGGCATGCTTGTATTCCAGTATGGAAAAGCAGGTCCAGGCCCAGGTAGTGCTATCGGTGCTTCTGGTGACACCGGTATTATTCGTGGTTACGAATTTCATGGTGTTTGGCCTACTCAAGTTGATGCAATTCAGCTTGATTGGGGTCGTACTAACCAAATTGAAACATTTGATGTTACTTTCTGTATTGACTATTTCCACCCAGCACTTGAATACTCCGGTAAGGTCTATAAATTTGATCAAGACGGAGTCTCAGCCGTAGCAGAGACCAACGGTACTTCTGCTTAATCTTTGAGGTATTAATATTATGGGATTTCTAAGCGAAGCAACAGAGTTCCTTCGCGAAGGTCAGGAACTTTTTGGATGGGCGTTTCAACGTCAACAACCTGATGTAGAACGACCCTCTTTCACACCAAGAGAAGAAGGCGATGGAGCACTTACAGTTGCTCCTGCTGGTGCTTATGGAACATACCTTGACCTTAATGGTACTGTTAGAACAGAAGCAGAATTAATCACTCGATATCGCGATATGACACTGCAGCCTGAATGTGATGCTGCAATCGATGAAATTGTGAACGAATCCATTGCTATTGATGAAGAAGAACCTGTAAAGATTGTTCTTGATGACCTTAATCAACCAGCAGTTGTAAAAAAACAAATTGAAGCTGCATTTGGAAATGTACTTCAACTTTATAATTTCAAACAAACAGGATATGATCTTTTCAAGCGATGGTATATCGATGGACGTCTTTACTTTCATGTTATCATTGACCCTGCTAATCCTTCTGAAGGCATTCAAGAACTTCGTTATATCGATCCGCGTAAAATTCGAAAAGTCCGAGAAGTCGTAAAAAAGAGAGTTCGTGGTGGAGCTGATGCAGTAGCAGGTGATGCTGTTATTACTCAGGTTGTCAATGAATACTACATTTACACCGACAAAGGTTTTGGTATCACTAATAAGGTATCAGGTCCTCAATCAACTTCAGGTCTTAAGATTGCTAAAGATGCTATTATCTATGTTACATCAGGAATTACTGATGCTTTAGGTAGCATGGTCCTTTCCTACCTTCACAAAGCTATCAAGCCACTCAATCAGCTTCGAATGCTTGAAGATGCTTCAATCATCTATCGTTTGAGCCGTGCTCCAGAACGTCGAGTTTGGTATATCGATATCGGTAACCTTCCTAAGATGAAGGCAGAGCAATACGTTCGAGATATCATGATCAAGCACAAGAATCGTTTGATTTATGACTCTTCTACAGGTAACCTTGTAGATGATCGTAAAATGATGACAATGCTTGAGGATTATTGGCTACCACAGCGTGATGGTAAAGGAACTAAGGTAGATACCCTTCCACCTGGTACTAATTTCAATCAGATCGATGATATCTTCTTCTTTCAGAAGAAACTTTACAACTCCCTTAATGTTCCTGTTAATCGTATCAATGCAGAAGATGATGCTGTAGAAGTGGTAGCTACTGCTATTAGCCGTGCAGAAATCAAGTTTGGAAAATTCATCAAGCGTCTTCAGACTAGATTTGCTCATATATTTACTAAGGCTCTAGAACGTCAATTAGTACTTAAGAAGGTAATGTCACTAGAGGATTTCAACAGAATCTCTCGTAACTTCCTTTATGAGTTCGCTGCTGATAACGAATTCCTTGAAATGAAGGAAAATCAAATATTGACAGCTAGAACCCAACTTGTTATGGGTATGATACCACTTATTGGTCGGTTCTATTCTAACCTTTGGGTTCGAAAGAATATTCTACATCAGACAGATGAAGATATTGAAGAAATTGATGATGAAATTGCAGAGGAAACAATGGATCCACAGTATAATGCTGGTGGTGAAATGGGTCCTGGTGCTCAAGGTATGATGGTTGATACATCAGCAGTTCAGGGCGGTGGTGCCGGGGGACCTGCGCAAGCTCCGGGTGCCCAACCAAACGGAAAAGATCAAGGACCGCCACCTACCCCTGAAGAAAAGCAAAAGAAAGGGGCTGTGAAGAGTACTGCAAAAGCGCTCTCGAAAGGCACCTAAAACTATAAATATTTGAAAGGAAAACAAATTATGGCAATAGATACAATGGAACTTATGAATGCAGTATTTGCTGCACGTCCCGTAGATTTTGATAACGGTATGTCTGACCAAATTCAAGATAAAGTTACCCAACTAGTAGCTGATAAAAAATTAGAAGTCGCAAAAACATTTTTCACACCAGCCGATGCAACCGTAGAGATCAGTGATGAAGAACCTGATGAAACTCTTGATCCGCAAGATGATAGTATTGAAGACGATAGTGAAGCGCCTGTACAGGATGATGACGAAACCGCCTAATAAAGAAAGATATTAATATGATTAAGCCTCTTCGTACTATTATTCCTAATCAAAAAGGTTTAACACCTCGTGATGGTAAGGAAAAGGAATTTGCTGCCATTCATAAGGTTGAAGTGGTTCAACCAGGTGCTAAGAATACTGATGAACTTTATCAAGCTACAAATGTAAAGACTATCAATAGGTCAGCAACCCGTCAAGGTATGGATACCAATGATGATGTTGATAAAATCACTAATAAGAATGAACGTACAGGTGGTCCTTTAACTGCTGCTTCTGAAGAAGAAATAAATGTAATGGCAGTAGATTTTGATGAAGAAGATAATTCAGATCTTCATCAGGCTATTGTAGAAGCAAATTCTGAATTGAACGAAGAAGATCATGAACGATGGATGCATTCTGATGCTTTCATTAATCACAGCCAACATGCAGTAGAAGCTAATCGTAAAGCTTCAAACTCGTTGATGCATTCTAACAAAGAATTAGATCCTCTTCTTCGTGATCACCATGCTGAACTTCATCAAATATATAAGAAAGCTGCTACTAAGCACCTTAAAATCGCTGCATATCATGCAAAGAAGTGTGGTATGAAGGAAGGTGTTGATTATATCGAAACTGTTTCTAACTTCGCAGCTCTTATTCGTGGTGTAGATTTGAATGAAGTTTCAACCAATACTTTAGCTTCTTATATTTCTAAAGCATCAGATGCTCAAGGTCATAGAAAACTTCCTATGAAAAAAGTAGATAATAGGTATGCTGGTGTTTCCTTAGCTGATAAAAAATTAAATAAAAAAATAGAACCAGCAAAATATTCACCTAGAAAAGAAGAAACTAATCTTTCAGAAAAGAATTGGATCGCCGGTGCTATCAAGCATCCTGGTGTAGAAAAAGCTGCAGCAAAGCGCGCCGGTGAATCTACTCATGAGTATATGGTGCAACATAAAAATTCACCGGGTACAGCAGGACGACGTGCTCGTTTAGGCCTAACACTTTCTAAAATGAATAAAGGATAATTTCAGTGCACGATCGTCTAGATGAACTACTAGGTAAAGGTGGCATTAATGCAGTAGGTCAAGCACATAGTCGTGCTAGTCAAGCTGCTGGAAAAGGAACTAAAGAAAAAGCTGTTGCTTCTCTCAATGCTCATAGAGCTAGGCGTTTAAGTAATATGGCTTCGGGACAGAGTCCAGTTGGTAAACCAAATATCAAAATGAATCTTCAATATGCTAAGCAAGATAGTGCTAAAGCACGAAAACTTCGTAATGAGGGTTATATGCTACGCCACACTGATGATTGTTCTGCCCGTCATGGTGGAGATTGTGACTGCGGGAAAACTAAAATTCAAGCAGGTAAGATGAAAATGACCCCTGCTCATGGTACTCATTCTAGCGATTGTGATCACAGACATGGTGGCGATTGTAATTGTGGTTGGGAAAAGATGAAGACCAAATTAGTTAAAGAAGGTATAGGTAATGTTATTATCAAGAAAGATAATGCTACTCACCAAACAGATTCTACTGTATGGCCTAATGATTCTACACTAAAGACAAAAATTCATACTCTTTATCATAATTCAGAAGCATCAATGAAATCTTATGTTGCTTCTTTAAAGAAGAAATATGGTGCAGGAAATGTTACTACTAAAATCAAAAAACTTGGTGAAGCAACAAATATCAATCAACCAACTGTAACTAAGAAAAAAGGCAAGGCTGCTGGTGCAAGCATTGATAATACTGTTGCTAAACAAGTAGATGTTAAATCAGCACCAGGTTATCAAAAGAAATGGCGAACAAGTATATTTAATGAATGGGATGTTAATCATCTTCCAACATTAGTTGATCTTGCTACAGGAATAGTTACTAGTGCTGCTGGATCAGCTGCAAGTACATTAGCTCTTGATAAAGCTAAAGCTCTCTATAAAAAGAGAAAAACAAAGAAAGTTTCTAAGATGAAAAAAGAAGATATTGATGAAGGCACTAAAGTTACTTTAGGAGCTAAGAAACTCACTACTTTTCAACGTATGCAGCGTAAAACAACAAACTTCTTGAAGAATAGAGATGCAAACATCCTTACTCATCTTGCAGCTGGAAAACACCCTGATGACGTTGCAAAGGACCTTGGAATTCATCCTGCTATTGTAGGTGCAGTCGCTGGTAGCCGTCCTGGTATCAGGAAAGAAGATGTTGCCTTTGCAAAGCTTGCAAAGAAGATTACTAACAAATCACTCAATCAATGGTTAAAGGCTAGGAAGGTTAATACCTTTACTGACATACAAAGGAAAGACCAAAACAATGACTGAATTCTTAAGGATCAATGGAGTTGAAGTATCGATTTCTCCTGCTAATACAGTAGCAAATTCTTCTTTGATACGAGTATTTAACTCTAATACAGGAGCTGGTGTTCTTACTATTGCTAATTCTACAGGTGGTAATGCCGTCAGTGCTACTATTGCTGCAGCAACTGCAGTATATGTTAGAAAAAATCCAACTGATACAGTTAATGGTGCTTCTATGGTCGCTGTGCCGGTCAAGAGTACATAAATATAATTACAAAAATTAGGAATAACTAATGAAACTGATTACTGAAATTTTGGATTCTCCACTTACCATCCTTACTGAAGGAGAAGGTGAGAACAAGAAGCAATACCTTGAAGGTGTATTCTGTCAAGGTGCTATTCCTAACCGTAATAAAAGAATTTATCCTATTGACATTCTTCAAAAGGAAGTTACTAGGTACATGACAGAAAATGTATCCAAGAACAGAGCTTACGGAGAATTAAATCATCCTGAAGGTCCTAGTATTAACCTTGATCGTGTTGCAGTGCATATCAAAAATCTTCGTCAAGAGGGTAATAACTTCATTGGTAAGGCTCAAATTGCATCTACCCCAATGGGAGAGTGTGTAAAAGGTCTTCTTAAGGATGGCGCCAATCTTGGTGTATCAACTCGAGCACTTGGATCTCTAAAACCTATATCTGAAGGTCTTAATGAGGTTCAATCCGACCTTCGGCTCCTTGCTATTGACGTAGTTGCTGATCCATCTGCACCAGATGCATATGTTAATGGTATCTTTGAGAACCGTGATTATATTTTCAATCCAATCGATGGTACTGTCCTAGAAGCTAAAATCAAGGCAGTTAAAAAGATGACTATGGATGAAATTGAAAAGAAGAAATTTGCGATTATGGAATCCTTTTTTCGTGAATTGCGTAGTAAACCAGTATAAACCATAAATAATTAATCAAGACTTTGCAAAGGAAAATAATAATGGTAAAGAAAATTCTTAAGGAAAATGAAGGTCAGGTTGATGAAACAACTGCTGCGGATTCTCTTTCCCCAGGTTCAAACCCTACCCCAAATCCAAAATCAAAGCTTGAACATCTAGCTGCAGTTATTAATGTAGCTCAAGTTAAATCAGGCGAAGATCTTACCAAGTGGTTCACACAATCAATCGACTTAATTGGTAAAGAAGCTCGTAACCTTCCAGCAGGCGCATCTGCAGAACATAATCGTTCAACAATCAAGACACATGGTGAAGAAATCGTTGCTGCATTGCAAGATGCTCTTCAAGAAGATCTTCATACAATCTTCGAAGGACAAGATCTTTCAGAAGAATTCAAGAATCGTTCAATGACCCTTTTCGAAGCAGCAATCAATGCTCGTATTGGTGTAGAGCTTGTACGTATCGAAGAAGAGAACGAAATCAAATTCGAAGAATCCATCAATGAAGCAGTCGAAGCACTTGTAGAAAGAATTGACAACTATGTTGATTATACTGCAAACAAGTGGCTTGAAGAAAATGAAGTAGCAGTTGAGTCAGCTCTTCGTAATGAAATTGCTACTGAGTTCATGACTGGTATCAAACAGGTATTCGAAGAGAACAACCTTGACATTCCTGAAGATCAAGTAGATGTAGTTGATCAACTTGCACAAACAGTTGAAGAAACCGAATCTCGCCTTAATGATGTTATGACTGAAAATGCAGAACTTCGTGCACAAGTAGAAGCATTTGAGCGTTATGATATTGTTGATAGCTTGAGTGAAGGTTTGACTCTTGTTGAAAAAGAGAAACTTCGTGAAATGGCTTCTACCATCGATACAGATGATATGGCTGAATTTACTGGTAAGGTAGAAATTATCAAAGAATCCAATTTTGTTAAAGGGGCAAAGAAGCCTTCTACACTTAATGAAGATCTTCAAACAGTAAGTGAAGATAATAGAACAGAAGTAAAGACATATTCTTCACCACAAATGAAGTCATATGTTGAAGCAATTCGTCGTACAGCTCGCGGTTAATAAAAACACCTTTCGCATAAATAATAATAAGAAACTTTAAGGAGAATAAAAAATGATCATGTTGTCTGAGCAAGTCCAAGCTAAGTGGAAGGAAGTTCTTGAGCATGAGGACATGCCAGCAATTACCGACCGTCACCGTCGAGTAATCACCGCACAGGTTCTTGAAAATACAGAAACTGCGCTTAGCGAATATCGAGATCACTCACAGTTTATGTTGCACGAAGCTGCACCAACTAACTCAATGGGTACCTCATCTTCAACAGCAGGTGCTGGTAACATCGATACATTCGATCCAATTATCATGTCTTTGCTTCGTCGTTCAATGCCTAACCTAATTGCTTACGAACTTGCAGGTGTGCAGGCTATGACAGGACCAACAGGTCTTATCTTTGCAATGCGTACTCGTTATGCAAACCAGGTAGGACAAGAAGCGTTCTATAACGAAGCTAACACAGCATTCTCCGCTCGTGGTGGTGCAAACGTTACTGCGAACTCTGTAACAGGTTATACATCAAACACCACAGTTGGTGGTGCTGCTAATAACCAAGGTACACTTCCAGCAGGTGCTAATGGTGCAGGTAACTCAACATACAACTTTGGTGGTGGTCTTAACACTTTCACAGTTGAAGGTTTGGGTTCTAACACAACTGCTATCTTCCCAGAAATGTCGTTCTCCATTGAAAAGGTTACAGTCACTGCAAAGTCTCGTGCTTTGAAGGCTGAATATTCTATGGAACTTGCTCAGGACTTGAAGGCTCTTCATGGTCTTGATGCAGAATCAGAATTGTCTTCAATTCTTTCTGGTGAAATTCTTGCAGAAATCAATCGTGAAGTTGTTCGTACTATTAACGTTACAGCGGTTCCTGGATCCCAGACTTATACTACAACAGCTGGTATCTTCGATCTTGATACCGATTCCAACGGTCGTTGGATGGGTGAAAAGTTCAAGGGTATGATCTTCCGTATTGCTCTTGAAGCTAACCAGATTGCGCGTGATACACGTCGAGGTAAGGGTAACGTCATGATTTGTACTTCGGATATTGCATCCGCGCTACAAATGACCGGCGTTCTTACTAACACACCACTTCAAACTTCACTTCAAGTTGACGATACTGGTAACACTTATGCGGGTACTCTTCAGGGTGGAATTAAAGTCTTCATCGATCCATATGCACTTGGTGGCAACTATTGGACCATGGGTTATAAGGGTTCGAATCCATTCGACGCAGGATTGTTCTACTGCCCATACGTTCCGTTGCAAATGGTTCGTGCAGTAGATCCAAATACCTTCCAGCCTAAGATTGGTTTCAAGACACGTTATGGTATGGAAGCAAACCCATACGCAACAGGTGGTCTTGCATCTGGTGTTAACTCTAACGGTGGTGCACTTGTACAGGATTCTAACTTGTACTATCGTCGTACCATTGTTACAAATATTATGTAAGTCTTACTACTTACCGACAAATAAAAAGGGCCTCAAAAGGGCCCTTTTTTGTTATTCTATGGTTCTACCATCTTCTCTAACCCAACTTACTTTAACAGATCTTTCACCTGGAAATGATACTATAGCCCCAACAATAATACCATTATCCACCGCATAAAGTACTTTCTGTTTTTGTTGTTCTAAACGATGAAAAACATCATTCACTACTTGTTGCATTAAGTAATTTATAGTATCATCTAAAACTTCATAAGCAAATTTTTGAATAATTCCATAGATGATATCAAATACTATTTTTGTATCAATAGTATTGTTTTTCTTATCGATATATTCTAAGAGTTCCTGACGTTCTGTATTCATGTGATATCCACCGATCCTAATTTATTTACCATCAAATACCACCCATCAATACGAGATACTATTTCAAATCCTGATCCACCTGGAAGTTGTGGTAATTTTGTCATAGTAAAAACAATAGTACCACCTTTCTTTTTAATCTGTTCAAGGCGATATTCAATCATTAACCTACCAATACCTCTACGTTGAAAATCAAAATGAACATTATTCCAGATCATTTCCCATGCATTTGACATAACAAGTGCACGGCGGCAACCTGAAAACCCTACTATTCTTCCTTCAGTTTCAGCAACACAGAAGTAAGGTGGAAATTTAGATGGAGTATCAAATTTATCCATCATTTCATCTTCAATTTTTTCAGCTATATCCCAACCCCAAAGATCTAGAGAGATATCCCAACAAACAGGAAGATCTTTAACTTCAAAATCTCTTACTGTAATATCAGTTTTCATCTGGATAGGCATGAGTTCCATTGTATTCATCCTTTAATTGTTCATCTTCAAAAGGTGCTGGTGCAGGTTTAAACTGTGTTTGCATTAGAGCTAAACGAAGATTCTCAGCATGTAAAATACCTGCCATAACAAGTTTTCGTGTTTCAAACTCAAAAAGATTTGCATTTTTCTTAGTCGGTGATTTATTATAAGCTTGAAGAGCCTTCATGAAAGGAGTATCTTCAATCACTTCTTTAGTTTTTGGTTTTATCATTTTTCATCCTTATATAGTTTCCATTTGTATCATAACAACCATGATATAATATACTATAGTTACCGCCTGATATAGTGCAAGATGCCACTTTAGGTGCTACCCCTACAAATATCCAAGACCATGCTACTATGAGGACTACAACCATGGTTATGAGTCCTATAACAAGAACACCTAAAGGTTCTTTTTCTTTTTCTTCTTCTTGTTCAGTCGGCATATTGTTCCTTTTTGATAAATATTAAAAACAAGGGTCTTATAATGATATTAAAGCGTTTTAGCGAATTACTTTCAGAAGAAATTTATAAACCAAAAGGTCTTCGTAATTGGTGGAAGAAACTTGATCGAAAATCTCAAGTAGAATATCGTAGAAAGCATCCTTTCACTAAGAAAAAAGCCCGCCTAGCGGACATTGAAATTGTCAGGGAGACCTTAGCATGACCGCTCTTGATCAGCAACCCACTGAAACTAATTTCCTTAATCCAAATAATTTTAAATTTCTACTTCGTAGAGCTCCTAACATTCAGTTCTATATTCAGAAAGTAAATCTGCCAGGGGTATCTTCACCTCCAGCAATTCAGCAAAATCCTTTTATTTCCAGGCCAATGCCTGGTGGACCTGCTGAATATGAACCACTTCAAATTGAGTTCAAAGTAACAGAAAATCTTCTCAACTACTTAGAACTATACAATTGGTTCCATGCTGCGCATCACAGTACTAATCTCAAGGAATATGGTGTCCTTCGGGATGTACCAAAATATAGTGATAAGGGTATTTTATCTGAAATAGTTCTTGTTATTCTTGATTCTAGTAGGGTTCCTACGTTTGAAATTGTTTATCATGACGCATTCCCAAATGCCTTAAGTGCTGTAACATTTGCCTCTGATGCAGATGGTGTGCTATATGCAATGTGTTCTGCTACGTTCTCGTATCATTACTTTGAGATTGAGAATCTCAAACCAGGAACACCTAATCCGGATCCTAATGATATTATTACTTCTTAAATATTCATTATAAGCATTATGTAGAACAACCCTTGGTATTCAAAAACCACACCTGATTATAACAGGAGACTTTTGCCGTGTCAAGTGAAATCGTACAATTGAAGGAATATATTATGGAAAGATATTTCTTGACATCTGACGATTTTTCACATATAATACTAACTTCAACATATCTTTGAAAGGATATATTATGATTGTTCTCGATCCTGAGAGTTGGTTTGTAAAATATTGGATCCGTTGGGGTTGTACTCGTTATGGATATAATAAGATATTAAAATTACCACCTTACAATGATGAAGAGTATAGTAGACGTTCTGGCCTAAAAACTGGTACCAATTTGTGCCAACTTGGTCGTATCTGTATTTATGCGTTCACGAAGACCTTGCTAATAGGATTGTTAGCAGCAATGTTATTTTCATTCCTAATTTTTCACCCAATTCAATTTGCATCTATAGTAGGTACAATTTCTTTCTGCCTTGCAGTTGGATCTGGTGTAGTATACATGCTCAAATACCTTCATGATAAAATTGAAGGAAATACTACCAAACCAAACCTTTTTGTTGAATGGGTAAAAGCAAAGAAAGGCAAGTTTTGTCCCAGAATCGAATTTATGCAGCCAAGTTCTACTTCTTCGAATATATCGGAATCTTCTTCCTAAAATTAGGATATCCTTATCTTGCTAATCGTTTCTGCGGTAAAGCTACTCCTTATGGTATCCTAGCAGGTATATATATACTTAACCCAAAACATCGACAACCAGGTCAACCTAAGCTAATTCTAGCAAAGGATTTGAGAAAAAATGTCAAATAACAAAAAAACTCTTTATAAACAGTGTCTCCTTCAACGAAAAAATGAAAGACAAACGTCATTCATTCCCGAAGAATTTGCCGAACAATGGTCTTTTGTCGGACTTAAAGAATCAATTGGGTGGGAAGAAGGTTGGCAAGTTATAAATGTTCATGAGCCTGCAATAACATTTAAAGAGGTTGAAACTGCAGCTAAGCAGTCACGCGAAACGCGAAAAGCATCTGACATATGACAAAAGAAGTCATTCATATTAAAGATTCTTGCCCGGATATGAAATTTCCTGGTTGGACTGTATTTCATTATACAGATCAACAAGGTAATGCAAAAGTGATTAGAGGTGGTATTTGTACGTTTGCTGAATTACAAAAACTTCCACATGGAACCTTTATTACTACATATTATGAAATAACTGAAAGCGGAATGCCTAAAGATGAACCTAGCTGAAATCCTTGCACTATGGAAGGCTGATTCTATCATGGATAGTTCAGAACTGACCTTAGAAGGGACTAAAGTACCAGTTCTCCATCACAGATATCTTGCAATCTATACAGATGAAAACCTAAAGCTTCGTTATCTTAATTCACAAATGAGGCAGCTAAAACTAAAAAAACACGAGTTCTATATACAAGGACCTTCTAAAGAAGATGTTGCAAAAGGTTGGGAACTTCCTGCAAGAGGGAAGGTTTTACGACAAGATGCTCCTATTTACATTGATGCTGATAAACACATTAATGATCTACAATTGAAAATAGATTATGCTAAAGAAAAAGTTGATACATTAACAAAAATTATAGATTCGATCAATCAAAGATCATACCTTATTGGTCATATGATTGCAGATACACGATGGAAAGGTGGCTCTTAAAATGAACGATGTCCTTGCTATGAACGTTATTATACACGAATTTAATAAAGCATCCAAGAAGAATGGAGCCTTTAATTCAGCTCACGAAGCCTATGCAGTTCTTCTTGAAGAAGTAGATGAACTATGGGACGATATTAAAAGAAATCAAGGTTATAATCAAAAAGCAATGTTAGAGGCAATGCAAGTGGCCGCTATGGCTATGCGTTATCTTGTAGATTTTGGAAAGGATTCAGATTTTTATGCAGACGGAAGCCCTAAATACGGACATGAAGTTGGAGCCTTGTAAGTATTGCGGTAAAGCCGATAATCATAACGGTGCTAAGTGTCACTTAGTGAAGTCGTTTGAATATGATTTTGCTGGAACTCTTATCAAGGTGACATTCTTTGCACCTAATGAGTATATGGCACCATTGGCGCCAACACTTCAACCTTTGTATCCAACTCAACCTATTAGTCCAGTATATCCAGCAACACCTTATAATCCAAGCCCACCGTTAACACCATGGCCTTGGAGACCGCTTGGACCTACATGGATGAGCAATGATATTTCTTATACTTATGGATCAACTCAGGAATTATTGAACGAACATGACCATTAAGGTTTCTATTACACATGATCAGTTAAATTATGATAAATCCATTTATATAAGAGCATATATGTGGAATGAAGATTTAACAGATGCTAAAATTCAAGTTTATGAAGTTTTACCTGGAGCTACATATGAAGGATATGTCCATGGACATCAGTCTTTGGAAATTGTTGAAGGCGGTGAAGTATCAGTGACAAGCTAATAATTCAACCTATCAATGCCTCTTACGACAAGATTATCTGCGATAGAGGCATAGCGTCTGAATTGAAAGAATACTTCACGTTTAAGGTACCTGGTTATATGTACCATCCTCTCTTCAAACAAAAGCTTTGGAGTGGGGATATAAATTTGTTCTCAATCAGAAACCATCAACTTTATGCTGGTCTAAGACATCATATAGAAAAGTTTTGTACTGAACGTGATTATGAGTTAGAATTTGAGAACTTAAGGAATGAATATTCTATAGCAGAAGCTAAGAAATTCATTGAAACACTTAATTTACCTAAACACATTACACCTTATGATTATCAGGTGAAAATCTTTGCTGATTGTGTTAGGGATGAACGAAGATTAGTACTTTCTCCTACATCTTCTGGTAAATCTCTTATGATTTATATGCTCATAAGATATTATATGGCAAAGACACTCCTTGTTGTTCCATCAGTTGCTTTGGTACATCAGATGTTTGGGGATTTTAAAGACTATGGGTTTGATTCTGATAGATATTGTCATAAAATTTATCAAAGTCAAGAGCAAACAAGCGACAAACCTATTGTAATTAGTACATGGCAGAGTATTTACAAGAATCCTGAAGAATACTTCAGTGAATTTCAAGTTGCAATGGTGGACGAAGTGCATACAGCTACAGCAAAGTGTCTGAAGGGTATCATGGAAAAAATGGTCGATACCTTCTATCGAACAGGTTGGACTGGTACTCTTGATGACACTATCACTCATAAATTAGTCCTAGAAGGTCTTTTTGGTCCTGTGCTTAAGGAAAAGAGTACTGCTGACTTGATCGATGAAGGTCATATTTCTCCTCTCAAAATTAAAATGATTCTTTTAAAATATCCATCTATTATGAGTAAGCTTCTGTACAAAGCAACATATGATGATGAAATTGATTTTCTTACATCTAATGCTGCACGTCAGAGATTTATTAGAAACCTTGCTGCCTCTTTAGAAGGTAATACACTTATACTATTCAGGCTTATTGATAAGCAAGGAAAACCATTATATGAGGACATTAAGGGAAATACTTCTGAACGGAATATCTACTATGTGGATGGTAGTGTTTCTGGTGATGAGCGCAACGATTTGCGGGCAATTATTGAAACAGAATCCAATGCCATTATTGTTGCTTCATACGGTACATTCTCAACCGGAACTAACGTCAAAAGAATTAACAATATTATTTTCGCCTCTCCCTACAAAAGTCAAGTCAAGGTACTACAGAGTATTGGACGTGGTTTACGAAAACTAGAAGGAAAAACTCACCTAACTGTGTATGATATTGGTGATGATTTAAATTATAATAAGAAACAGAACCACACACTTAAACACTTCATTATTCGTCTTAAGATGTATATTAAGGAAAATTTTGATCCTAAAGTGTATAAGGTGGCAACAAAAGGAACCTAATCATGGCTAAAGAGCGCAAGAAGAATTATATCAATAATCCAGATCTTTATGCAGCATTAACCAAATATTATAACGATAGAGTAGCAGGAAAAGATCCTCCTATTTCTAATTATATAGGACAATCAATACTCCTGATCACAGCGAAGATGTTAACAAGACCTAATTTTTCTGGATATACTACTCAGTGGAAACAGGAGATGTCTTCTGATGCTATCAAGAATAGTGTTATTGGGGTTAACACTTTTAACCCTAAAAAGTCTACTAATCCGTTCGGCTTCTTTTCTCGTATCATTTGGAATGCTTTTCTCCATCGCATCAAATTAGAGAAGAAACAGAATGCTATTAAACATAAAAACAGGCAAAATAACTACCTTCTCGAAGGAGAAGAGTTAAATGACGAAATTTCCAATAACATCATCTCAGGTTATGAAAAATCTATCTTGACAGCAAAGGAAAAGTCTGTTACAATGAAACAAAACAAGGCTTTACCACCAAAGGTGAAAGGGAAGATAGTAGCCAAAGTAAAATAGAAATAAATGGAGAAGTAAGATGTCTTTTGATAAGCATAAAATACACTTGGTACCAATCTTAATTCAAGATTTGGTTTTAAAATTCGAAGAAGAAAAAAATAATATGCAAAAAGATGCATATGCTGAACGATTAGAAACTATTCGAGATTATATCGATCAATCATTTTTTAGTCAGTTAGTAAAAGCAAATAGAAAAAAGACAGCATGAAAGTAGCCCTTATTGCAGATACACATTGGGGCATCAGATCAGACTCAGAATTCTTTCTAAACAATATGAAGACCTTTCTTGATAATATCTTTTTTCCTTATATAGATAAGCATAAAATCAAGAAAATTATCCATGTAGGTGATATTGTAGATAGACAGAAGTATATAAATTTTAACACAGCTAGAAGGCTCCGAGAAGATTTTCTCGAACCTATCGAAAAGCGTAAAATTGATATGGATGTGATCCTTGGAAATCATGATTTCTATTACAAGCAGATAACAGGTGTTAGTGCTTTCAAAGAACTTCTTAGAGCTTATCCTAATATCAGTACATATTATACTGCTACTGAGAATATAATTGATGACTTAAAAGTTCTGTATATACCATGGTTGTGTAATGAGAACAAAGAGAAATCTCTTAAACTGATCAAAAAGACTAAAGCTCAAATAGTATTTGGTCACCTTGAAATTTCAGGGTTTGAAATGCACAAAGGAATGTTTCATGAAGGTGGAGATGACCCAAGAATTTTTCGTAAGTTTGATGCTGTTTATACCGGTCATTTTCATCACAAGTCTTCTTTCAGCAATATACATTATCTGGGCAGTCCTGGTCAGTTTACTTGGATTGATTACGGTGATTATCGTGGGTTCCATATTTTTGATACTGAAACTAGAGAGTTGGAGTTCATACAAAATCCTCACAATGCCTTTGAGAAGATATATTATGACGATTCTGGAAAGAATGATTCTTATCTTGGAAGGTTTGAATTCTCTCTTTACAAAAAGAAATTCATTAAGGTAATTGTTCAAAGCAAGACAAATATTCCTCTTTTTGATGAATTTATGTCACGTATTGAAGAACAAGGTCCTATAGATGTTGTTATTGTTGATGATCACCTTAATCTTGATCTGATATCAGATACTACAATTGAAACAGAAGCAAAAGATACTCTCACGATTTTTCGTGAGTTTATTAAACAAGCCAATACGGTTGTTAGTTCAGAAAAACTTGACAGTTTAGTTGTCAATTTGTACCAGCGAGCACTTAGCCAGGAATGAGTAGACCTAAAGAATCTCGTGATAAAAATAAACGAAAAAGTCCAAAACGTGCTATTTGGTCAGTATTATTTTGTAAAGTTTGTGATAAACATTTTGAAGTTACTCCTGTAGAAATAACTAAAAAATATTGTTCAAGAAAATGTATGAATAGTTGTAAAGAATATAGAGATAAGTTAAAAAATATAGATAGGTCATATATGAAAACAGAAGCATATAGAAATGCAACTGTAGACCCAAATTTACCAATATATCATAGATATCAATTAGAAGTACAACGTTTATCAGAAGAAACTTATCAAAAATATAAAGATGAAATAAACCCAAAAAATTATATTAGGACTTTATGTGGTATAGAAGGAGGATATCAATTAGACCATATAAAATCAATAAAGCAATGTTTTAATAAGGGTTTGTCTCCAAAAATAGTAGCTAAAAAGAATAATTTACAAATGCTACCATGGAAAGAGAATTTAGCTAAAAGGACTTATGAGAAAATAAATGACAAAGCTTATTCTTAGACGTGTTCGTTGGAAGAACTTCTTATCTACCGGAAATGAATGGACAGAAATTGACTTGGATGTATCAAAGACATGTCTTGTTATTGGACCAAATGGATCTGGTAAGTCAACCATGTTGGACGCCATTTCATTCGGTTTATTTAACAAGCCGTTCCGAAATATTAACAAGACTCAATTGCCAAATTCTATCACCAATAAGGA